TGCGCGAGGATTTGCCGAAAGACTACGTTGCGCGGGATGACTACCGAGAGGATATGCGCGAAATTAAAGCCCTGCTGGTGAAGATATTTGAGAAACTTGAAAACAAGGCTGACAAATGAAAAGACTTCTATTGCTCGTGATGCTGCCGGTTATTTTTGTGTCTAGTGGCGTTGCGCTATACGTCGGTTTTGGTCAATGGGAAAAGCCTACAAGCCCCGACTTGATGATGTGTAACGGTGAATACGCACTGTGCGCTGCGTCAGGCTCTACGCCTACCGGCAAGTCAATAACAGTTAAAGGTAAGGTGTTTCAAGAGGGGATGGCAGTCTGTCCCATCCTAACAGGCCGAAGCGTAGCCAATGGTGCGCTGATGAACAACTCGTGCGATGCGCCTACTGGTAAAGTATGGAGCCTGTTTTCCACTGTTAGCGAAGCGCCACAAGCGCCATCGTGGGCAGTTGCGCCGCTGGTGAGTAGATCATTCATCCTCGGCAAAGATTCGGGTATGTCGAACCAGTGGTCATTCCTTTGCGACAAACAAGCCAAGCCAGTAAACGGTGTGCAGCTTGCGTCATGCTACGGCCCAATCAACGAGAGTCCGGCTACTAATGGGCATATCAAGCCGGGTGCAAAGATTGTTACCGACGCTCCGGTTGGTGTATTGAATCCCGTAGGAGGCAACTTGTGAACCCGCTTTTTATTGGCCCCATCCTTGAGATTGGCAAGGGCATCATAAACAGGCTGTTTCCCGATCCAGCCGCTGCCGCCGCTGCCCAGCTTGAGCTGCTGAAGATGCAGCAGAACGGCGACCTAGCGCAGCTCGCCGCCGAGACTGATCTTGCGAAGCTCCAGATTCAAACAAACGTCGAAGAAGCTAAAAGCACAAATTGGTTCGTTGCAGGGTGGCGACCCGGTATTGGCTGGGTATGCGGCGCAGGGTTGGCGTATGCCTCGTTGATTGAACCGTTTGCTAGGTTTATAGCCAAGGTTTGGTTTGGGTATACGGGTGAGTTTCCGGTCATCAGCACTGATTTAACTTTGCAGATTTTGATGGGTATGTTGGGTCTAGGGGCGATGCGGTCAGTTGAGAAAATAAAAAGTTCTGAGAGCAACAGATGAACGACAAATTAACTTTTGTGGTTACGACGATGGTAAGTTTTACATTGTGCGTAGTCATCGGCGGGATGGTTTTCGCATTGTGCTTCGGCTTGTTTGAAAAAGAAGTAAACAACGAAGATATTTTTAAGTTGCTTGGGCCAGCGTTTCAGACAATCATCGGCGGATTTATCGGACTGCTGGCAGGTATAAAATTTAGTAAGGAAGATGATGCAAAGTAACTTTGAGCGTTCGCTGGCACTGGTGTTGCAGCACGAGGGGGGGTACGTTCACCACGCTTTAGACCCCGGTGGCAGGACGAATCTTGGCGTAACTCAGCGCGTGTGGGAGCAATATGTCGGACACAAAGTCGATGAAGCAGAGATGCGTAGCCTCACCAAGGAAATGGTTTCGCCACTCTACCGGAAAGAATATTGGGATGCTGTCCACGGCGATAAACTGCCTTGCGGTGCTGATTATCTTGCCTTTGATTTTGCTGTTAATGCTGGTTCTTTTCGCTGCGTCAAAACTATTCAACGTGCCTTAAATATAACGGCTGATGGTGTCATCGGCCCCGTAACCGTGAAGGCTATTCAAGACACAAATGCAGAAGACTTTATTAACAATTTCTCGGCAGCTAAAGAAAATTTCTATCGCAGCCTTAATAATTTTCCTACATTTGGCAAAGGCTGGCTTAACCGAGTTGCGGAAGGTAAGAAAGCTGCCGAGGGAATGTTAGGTTGATTCTTCCGCTACTGCGCTACCGTCAAAGATACTAGCGGCAAAAAACGCGTGCCATTGACCTGCCGCAATTGCATATACCACATATGGTTCAGTTGTAGTGTAAACATTTTCTTTGCGGTATCCGCCCCATGCCACAAGCGCCCCGCATGGCAAAACTTCTAACCGATCAGCCATCAAGGACAAAGTTTTTTTGTCACTGGTTATTTGCCAATATGACGATCCATAGTTTGTAGCGTTGCTCATCTCATACCCCTTTTTGCAATGGTTTCAATTATTTCGTCCTTGTGACTATCGAGCCACAATTCCACTGTTTTCGCTACTTTATCGGCTATCAGGTGCATAGCAGGTTCCACAACACTATGAGGATGATGGAAAAGGAATCCAGCTACGCCCTGCGTTGCGCCTTCAATTAAGTCTTTAGAGTTCATGTTAAACGCTCCTTGAGTGCTTCCGTTAGCCTTTGTATTCTCTGGTTGTTATACAGCACCATACTCTCTGCGTAGTCTCGCGCTGTCTCTGCCAGCAGCAAGTCCCGCCTCGCCGTGTCCAGTTCCCGAACCATGAGTTCCTCGCAGGTTGCGGGCGTATACAGTTGTCTAATCCACTCTAAGAATTTCATTTTATCTCCTTGAAGTCGTAAAACCAATCATCACCTGCTGCCCATTTACGTGTGCCATCCACTGTCCACAGTCTTTGCGCTGCTTGGAAATCAGGAAATTTTGTTTCTGCTGGGACTAGACTCTGGTCATACCATAGGCACCTATTGTTCGGCTGGCAAGCAAACTGCCCGTTGTCTAACGCAATCCAGTTGAAGGATTTATGTTCCTCTGCCTGCTCAGTAAACCCTGTGTCAAGAGTCATTTCGTCAGCGCAAAAGTCTACTGTAAACATGTAGCGTCCAAAGTGCCACGTTTTGTCTTTGGCTAAAAACTTAACGCCTAGATTACGCAAGCCTATCTTTTCAATGATCGTAAAGCGATACCCCATGCAGTCCCACAGTTGCAATATATCAATGGGTAGATTGCTTGCGTTGGCTTTCCAGACGTATGCGTGAATTGGCAGCTTGTCGTACAGAGCGCCGTATGCAGGCAGCAACGATTCAATTCTAAACACTTGACCACGCAGTGCTTTTAGGCTAACCCATATCGCAGGTTCTAACTCGCTGTGGCCCTTGTGATCGTTGTATAAAAACTCGCGTTTAACAAAGCATTTAACGGGTGGCACAGACGCTACTATGTAGCTCATCTCATCTCCTCAAGTTTATGTATTCAACAATCACGACAATAACTCCGTAAACATCTTTCGCGCAGCAGTAGCAGGATACGCAGAGGCCCGCGTAGCAGCTCGCGCAGCAGCGAACGCAGCCTCCCACTCGGCATCCCGCGCAGCAGCAGCCCAAGCAGCCTCACGAGCAGCAGACCCAGCAGAAACCCTTGCAGCGGCCAACGCAACAGCCCACTTAGAAGACCACTCAGCATAATTCGCGGCAGCCCTTGCAACAGACCCCGCGGCTTTGCGTATTGACTCATCTCCGGTCATCAAATAATCAAAAACAACATCATCTGTGCCGTTTGGGTATAAGTGGACAACAGATAGAGCCTGCACCCTCGCAAAATATCGCAGCAATTCTGTGGCATCAGTCTGATAGACTGCGCGGCGATAGTGCGAGCATCCCTTATCGTCCTGCTCTAAAAAGTCTCCCTTGATTTCAACGCGCCGAAGGTTGGCGCCCGGTGCGTCTTGCAGGGCGTCAAATGGGTCACGCGACCAGTGTAAGCCTGATTTGCACATTTCAAGTTTTCCTTCGTAATGCTCCCACTTTCCAACTTTAGGCAACGGCGAGCCATCACGCAGTTTGTCCGCAGTAAAATGCCATGCAAAAAATGTTTTCATTTTGTTGCCTTTTTTAACTTGATAAAAACTTTCCGTTTGTAATCACGTTGCCGCCGTATGAGTTCAAGCCGCTGGCCGCACACACCAGTAGCTACGGCCTTGTCTAGCCGCCTTTGGAATATCTTCAAGTCATGCTCGACCTCTTGCAAATATGTCATCCCTGTTTCAGCAGAGAAATCCTCTGCTGGAACCCAAAACGATATTTTCCTCGCCCCGCGCACTAAATGTATTTGCGGCAGTAATGCGTCAAAAAAAGTCATCAATAAAACTCCTTCAAAATTGGCGCACGTTTTACATCCCGTAATTTTCTTAACGCCTTACTCTCGATAGCTCGGATTCGTTCTTTTGATAATCCGTGATGATTCCCGACTTCTTGTAACGTTGAATCATTAACAAATCGTTGCTGCAAAACGTCTTTTTCTCGCGGCTTGAGAGTTCCTAAAACCTCATTTACGATTGCCGATGTCTCTGCCGCCAGCAGTGAGTCCTCTGGCGATGGCAGGTAGTCGGTTCTGTCTTTCTGCTCTAGTAAATGCTGCACGAGGTTTGCATCTATAGCCCGCTCACCGCTGTTTGTTTTGAGCTTGATAGTCAACTGCTGCTCTGTCCAAAGGTCAGTAGGTGCCGCACCTAGCACTTCCATAACCAACTTTGCATTCTGCGAAAACTCTCCGCTTTGCAGAATTGGCGCGTCTCGCATGGCGACAAGATTATTTATTCTGCCCATTCCCAAGCCGCAAGCGCGCTCGAATTCGGCAACCGAGGTGTAACCTTGTGCCTCGATTGCAGACAAAAGCAGATTATTGCGGACGCTAACTTTTAACCTAAACTCTTTCATTTCCGTCGGTTCCACTTTTCGATGGCCATTTCGACCGACTGGATACCGTCCTGGTGCGGTCCGATTGCCATGCATTCAGGGCAGCAGATAGCAATAATGCCCAGCTCGATCTCGTCAACCTCGATGTCGTCGTGCCCGCAAAACGGGCAAGGATCAATCGACGGTTTCTGGCTGCGCTCCTTTGCGCGGTTGGCAAGATAATCTTCGCGCTCGGTATATTCGCGGTCCAGCTCGTTAAATGCGTTGCTGCTCATTTTTAGGCTCCTGTAACAGAATGATTTATCTCGTCGGCGGTTATCATGCCGCCGGGTCTTAAGCTGACTACAATTTGCGAGCTGTAGCTTTGAATGATAACGGTGTCAGGAATGCCACCGTTGGCCGCGCAGAAATCCCGCAACGCTTTTTGTAATTCTTTAGTCGATATAGTGGCTGTTTGGATCCTCATTTTGTCCCCTTTTTGGCGCGTTTCGGCGCGGCGGCTTTTTCCCAAGGCAAATCATCAATCAAGTCGGCAAACGGTGCTGGCGCCGCCGGTTTAATGTCGCAATCGAATTCCTGTTTAAAGTTGGTCAGGCCAGCATCACCGAGTAAGCTCTTGTCGGACAAATTGGTAATGTCCTGGCTGCTATAGACAGGCTGCTGGAACTCGGTGCCTGTCAGCTTGTTGCGGTAAGTCAGCAGGTTATTGGCGCTGGCGTCCATCAGCTCCGCGAACCGACCGAGCAAGGTCGGGATATGCCGGTGTTCACCGCAGCCGGCGCGCTGGGAGGCTACGTCCATGTCAGGTTTAGCCTGGGCGCAGCTCCAGCGCCCGTCCCCGTCGATCTCAGGGGTCGAATGGGCGCAAGTGCGGCAGCTCACCGCGGGCGCCTCGGTGCCGTAGCATTGGTCTTTAAACCGGCAGAATTTGCAGGTAAACCCGGCTGCGCTGTCAGCAATCGTCACCGCGGGTTCTGGCGCCGTAATGATGCGCTCGGCTCGCTGGATCGCCCGGTCAAATGCGTCTTTCTCAAATTCAAGGCGCTCGGCGTGGATCTCGTCTGTGTCTTTGTTAACCATCAGATACATGGCGCGTGTCAGACTAGCCCAGCCCATGTAGACTTGCATCTGTTGCCAGTGCTGCGGCTTGGACTTCTTTACCCCATTTTTCACCATGGCGGCAAAGCTCTTGGCGTTCGCTGTTTTAAATTCCAGCAAATGCGGCGTTTTGGGCGCCTCCGGCAGGCCCAGGCCAACACCATCGAGACTGCCGGCGAAGTGGCCGCCTAATGCCTTGTATCGCCATTGGTTGCCATCCTGGTCTTTGTCCCACACCTCTACGCCTATGGCCCGCAGATCAGCTATCAGGCGCGCCTCTTGGTGGTTGCCGCTGTCAAACAGGCGCAGCATCCGGCCGTCAAAGTCTGCCGGTTTAGCCCAGCGGAATGATAACCACAGGTAGCGGTCGCATTCGTGGCCAATCTCAGATGCGCCTAAGTGCGGGCGTCCATGCCTGTCGGCGGCGGTTTCGTAGTGCTTGAAAATGGCGGTGCGGGTGCTGTTTTGCGGTTCTGGCAATTGCGTCATCATTCTCCCCTTTTCATTGCCCTGTCTATACCATCGCTCAACCCACGATATCCGTCTGCGGCTCCTACATACCAAGTGCCATCTTTTCCGTTATGTTTTTTTCGTAACCACCGATACCTTTCCACATCCTTGCAAACTTTGGAAAGCTGGTTCTCAAGATATTTAATTTTCATTTCAAGCAGTGATTTGTTCATACATCCTCCGATGACGCCGGGGCGTTGCCGCCCCAGCGGGTTTGTTACTTCTTCGCCCAGGGGGTTGCGGTTGCAACCTTGCCTGTCGCAAAGCCTGCCGGTGCCGCGGGTTTGGCTTTCGGCGCCGGGGCGCTGACCGCTTGGCTGTAACCCTTGATGCGGTTGGTTTGCTGGCCGCTCATTGGGTTGAGTTCCTGGATCACATCAACAATAAGCGGGCGGTCGTGCAGCTCCTCGCTGTCCTGCGGCACGAGGATGCCGACGCAGTGACAGATGGCCGACAGCTCGCGCTCGGCAATGCTCACCGCGGTCGCGTTGGGGTTGACCAGGTTGAGTCTCGACCAGAGTTTGCGCCCTTCGTGCTGGCCACCGACAACGGTGAAGGTCAGTTGCAAATACTGGCCGGTCCCTGCTTTGGTGTCTTTCATCTCTGATTCCGAGATGATGGCTTCGTAACGGCCTGGGGGCAGGGCGTCAAAACTCTGTTGCGGTTCTACATTTTCAGCATTGAAATTTAAAGCGGCCATGATTACTTTCCTTTGGTTTGGTTAGTTGGTTCGGTTGTGGTCGTCATTGCGTCTGCCAGAGTTGACCATTCCAGAGGCAGTGTATCTGGCAGGCTGTAGCGGTTCTTGGCAAGATATGCCGGTTTCTCAGACGTATGCAGCAGGCGCTCGCCGGTGCTGATCCCGCGGCTTACTTTGTTATTGAAACCAACGTCGCTGGATTTGACGATCGTCTTGTAATTAGCAAAACCAACAATGTCACACCACTCTTGC